TCTCTGTTAATGAGTATTTATGATGCTGAATCAAGGCAAAATTTGTTTTGAAGTATGACTCAAGGTCTTCATGAGCCATACTCACGCGAAAAAAGCGTTCAATCCCTCCAAAAGAATTTCATTATCAACACCAGTATTAGGATTTTTAACCTTGACTGTATGAGACAACTTGGGCATCGTTTCAAAGAACTTTTCAATCTCTTTGAATTGTTTGGAACTTAACTGCTCAAGAAACTCATTCATTTCTTTTTTGGTGCAGTCTGATGCAGACCAGGATTCTTCTTCATTAAATACTTGCTCAATACATGAAGAAATAAGATCAAATGTTCCTTCTACAGTGATCTCCTCACCACTGAAATTATTTTTTACAAATTCAGTCATTGATGGATACTTCATTCTCAAAGTCAAATCAGCATCAAGAACAATATCTTTGGAGTGATCTTTACCCATCTGAACTTTGATGTCATCAAGATTGATTACAGTGGGAACCTGTGTCTCTCCATCATCAGGACAAGTTACAAGAACTTCTACATCCTCACCAACAGACTTACCTCTGATATTAAGGAATAGATACTCAATATCAAATGTGGCAAGATCATCTACCTTTACACCACGGGTAACGATACAATCTTTAATTACATCTTTTACTGCCGTAGCAATTTGCTTCTCATCCTCACTCTCCATAGCGATAATAAGAACCTTCTCTTCACGAACTAGGAAGGGTCTGTACTTAATTTTCTTTCCAGACGAAGGCAATACCAACTCATATGTCGGTGTAGAAATCTTTGGTAATGGCATGATATGTTATTCAGTATGATTATTTATTACCTAAATCAAGGATTGTTTATGCTAGATTCTGACGGTTTAATATTTCAATTTTGTTATTTTCCCGGATAGTTCCTGCTCCATCCAGACCCTCTCTAGTCGTGCCTGGAAGTTCGGTGGTTGATGATCTTTCAAGTTCCCCTTCAAATTCTCTTTGACGATTAAGAACTTGATCAGCATCAAGATAATCTTTACCTATCTTATCTGGTTGTCTATTTCCAGATCTACCTTTAGCTACAGAGAAACTATCATATTTACCCATAAGATACCTATCAAAACTAAATGTAGCGGTTGCTTTCAATACTTCAGATTGTTCATATCTAACTTGAGTGGAAGTTAAATCAATTGGAAACAATCCAATAAATTTATATTCTATCTCTTTGTTATAGTCTCTGTCAAATTTAAAAATCTTTGTTTCATCGCACTTATAATCATGAGGGTACTCCATTCTAAAATAATAATCTTTATTTGACTGACGATTTACTCTAGATGTTGAACCATTCGCAATAAATTCCATCCAGTGCTCAAGGAATTTCAAAGTATTGTATTCACTATCAACATAGAACTCAAGTTGAATTTGAGTGAATATTCTAGAATGTGCCATCTTTTCAGACACACCCATATGATTACCAATGATATCTGCCGTGGCAAGTCTGCTGCCAGGAAGAACCGCACTATTACAAAGTAATCCAGCAGTCTCTGCAAGAAATCTGCCATTGAGACCTCTGACTTTGAGGTGCTGTCTCAACAAGCGAGGTAGACCAGCAAACATCACCTGGTAATGAGATGTCTGTGCGAGATTGGTGAAGGTTGGTTTGAAGTCTGATATTCTGCGAGGTCTTACCACTCTAAATACCTAATATGATTCTGTTATTATTATTTAGATGGCATATAAGGGTAAATATTCACCGTCGTATCCTAGAAAGTATAAGGGAGACCCTACAAACATTGTGTATCGTTCCCTATGGGAGCGAAAGTTTATGGTTTACTGTGATTTGAATGAGAATATTCTTGAGTGGGGCAGTGAAGAGATAGTCATGCCTTACAGATCACCAGTTGATGGCAGAGTGCATCGTTACTTCCCAGACTTTTACATCAAAGTAAAAGAATCTACGGGCAGAATCAAGAAGATGATTATTGAAATCAAACCTAAGAGGCAGTGTTCTCCACCATCAAAACCCAAGAAGCAAACAAAAGGTTATCTTCGTGAGGCATACGAATATGCCAAGAATCAAGCAAAGTGGGAAGCAGCATCAGAATGGTGTAAAGATAGAGGATATATCTTTAAAGTCTTTACTGAAAAAGAACTAGGTATCAAGTAATGGCAAGGAACATCAAATCTGGTGGGCGACTTGGTAAAAAGTATTTTTACGTCTATGAGACTGGTGAGGTAACTTCCAGTAATGATCCAGATATTGAAGTAGGTTCCAATGTTTATGATGATGGTGTCAGGAAGGACATCCGTGAAGAAGAGGATAGACCAACAGATACTGATGAAAATGTCAATAGAATTCGTGGAGTTGTTGATAGTTTAGGTAGAAGAAATAGGAGAATGCATCCCACTGATATAATGCAGGCACTTATCACTGCATTAGACCCTGTTGAAGGTATGCCTCAACCTGATAAATACTACACATACATATATAACGCAAAGACTCCTAATATTCGTTACGATCAGCATCCGTTGGTGCTTGTATCCAGTGTAGGAACTGAAGGGTTCACCGCTTTTAGTTTACACTGGAGGATGATGAGAAAATACACTTATCCAGAAATCGCGAGCAGTCTTTACGAAATTTATCCCTCGGAAGTAAGTGATGCTTTGAGACTTCCAACCGCTTACTACCTGACAAATAACTAAGTACCTGATGGCAAAGCTAGACAATTTTTCTTCCTATCTTAATAATGACCCGTCAATGTTCTCTGACAAACCATCAAATGGTGGTGCTGAGAAGGGTAATGCTAATGGAGATAATGGTGGAGGAACTGGAAAGGCGACTAATGGTGATAAAAAACCGGTAAACAAAAAGGCAAAAATAAAAAGTTACCGATATCCATATGATCGTATTGAAAACGATATGGATTATCTAAGGATAAAAGTAGCACAATATAAAGCACCCCTTGCTGATGGATTTCCAAAAGGATTAGCAGAAGTAAAACTTAATGAAGACAAAACTAAGGTAGATAGTAGTGGATATGGTGTAAATAAATCTGCTTTAAAAAAAATAGCAGAGTCAACTGGAACAAAGGCGAATAGACCTGGTTTAAAAAATCCAATATATCAAATGGTCTTGCCGATTCCACAACAAATTTCAGATATCAGCGCGATAGACTGGACCGATGGTAAGATGAATCCTCTTGAAGCTTACGGATTAGCAGCAACATCTTCAATTATCAGACAAGGTGGTCAGGGTGCTATTGAAGCTGGTAGAGCAGCAGTAGATTTTTTGAATCAAGCTGGTAAAGATCTACAAACTGCTTCAGGCAATGCAAACATACAGGACGCACTCATAGCAGCAATATCAGGTCAAGCAATCGGTGCCTTAGGAGGTAATGTTAGTGCCAATTCAATTATTGCCAGAGCAACTGGTCAGGTTCTTAATCCAAATTTAGAACTCCTGTTCAATGGTGTGAACTTAAGGGTATTCCCATTTACTTTTGAATTTTTCCCAAGAAATCGTAATGAGGCGGTTGAAGTAAGAAATATTATCAAAGCTTTGAAGTATTCTATGTTGCCGTCAAAGAATGGTTCTGAAGGAGTCTTTATTAGTGCGCCATACATATTTCAACTTGAATATATGAAGGGCAATAAAAAGCACCCATTCTTGAATCATTTTTTACCTATGGCATTAACAAATATGTCTGTGAGTTACACAGGGTCCAATACATATTCAACATTCTATGATGGATCCCCAACTCACATCAGAATGGATGTGGTCTTCAAAGAACTCAATCCAATTTACAAAGAAGATCATGATTTACTTGGAGATGATGACACCACAGTAGGATACTAAAATGAGTTATTTCAGAGAACTGCCAAATATATTCTATCAATCACAATCAAAAGATAGGAATTCTTCTAATGATTATGTTCTGGTCAAAAATCTTTTTAGAAGAACTAAGTTACGTGATGACCTTCAAAGTGTAGTAACTCTCTTCAACAAATATCAAATTTCTCCAGGAGAGAGACCAGACACAATTGCCGAATACCTTTATGGTGATCCTGGTCTTGACTGGGTTGTTATGATGACTGCAAACATTATAAATGTGAGAGATCAGTGGCCATTGTCTGATAAAGAATTATATGATTACGCTGAGAATAAGTATGGTACAAAATTAAATGATGTTCGTTTTTATGAAACTACTGAAGTAAAAGACTCATCTGGTAGACTCATTCTTCCTAAAGGTAAGATTGTTGATCAAAACTTCAAAATTCCAAATCCTTCAACACCAACCGCAGACTTGAATCCAGTTGTGTCTGTAAGTAACTATGTGTATGAGGTAAGAGAGAATGATAAGCGGAGACAAATTTTTGTTCTTAAACCAGAGTATCTTGGTATGTTCCTTGAAGATATGAGAAATGAAATGAAATATGGTCGTTCTTCAGAGTATATAAGTGGCAACGTAGCAGCAACTA